GAACTGACTATTTACGCCAGGAATTAGTTCTAATAAACCTTCCCATACATTGTCGAACCATCCGGCCTTCTCTGTAGCTTTAACAAACGAGTCTGCTAATTGATCCACGGCTAGACCTAGTTCCCGAATATTGTTTGACCTAGCGGCTAGTGAAGCCGTACTTATGCTATTTGCATATCTATCTATTACAGCTATGCTTGTTTTTACTGCTTCCTTACTACTTGTAACTGCAGCACTAAATACTTCTGCTTCTTTTGCATTTTGCGTAAATATTGTCTTTAATACTGTAGCTACTGTAGCTGCTACACCTATCATTGCACCAAGATTACCAAGAGCACGTGTAAAAATTCCTATACTTGCTACACCTGCGGCAAAAGTACCCACAATACGAGTACGTAGTTTATCTAGAGGTCCCATATCTACAGACTTACGAATTTTTTCATTCATTCTATCTATGGCGTAACCGAAACCACCTGCTTCAGTATCCGCACTAACTTCTGATAATACTGTTAAGCGCTCAGCTCTTGATGCTGCACGTTTTGAAGCCATTCTACGAAGATCTTCACCTAAGCTAGATCCAGAGGCATATTTATCTTGAGTTTCAAAAGCCTTATTTAAATTATTTTGTGCACTAGTTAGATTTCTTGTTTCATCTACTAGAGCTTTTAATGCTGCTGCTTGCGCTAAGGATTTTGGAGTATTCTTATCCATTAGCGAAGCTATCTGTGACTGTGCTCGGCTAAAGTCTTTTGGGTCTTGGCCAAATGTGCCTGCAGCTGCGGCTGCTGTAGTTTTGGTGGCACGCATACCATATTGTTTTTGTGCATCTAGCAAATCTTGCTGAGATTTTACTACTCGCTTTTTAGCTTCATCCAGATTTTGCTGTAACTGAGGTATATTTAGTTTAATACCTGTACGCTCTGTGAACTTTTCGCCAAACGCTTCTGTGATCTCTTTTGACTTGTCTTTTGCTTCTTTAGCTGCACGAACAAGTTCAGTTCTCCAACCAACTAAAGCTGGAATTGCCATAGTTGTTAACTTGGAAACTACCATTCCAAGCCCTACTGCAAGTAGAGCTTGATTATTACTAAATAAATTAACTATAGGTATAAGTACGCTGTTAACCAGCTGTAATCCAGCACTGGCTAGATTTCTTATACCTGCTTCTAGTTTTTGGTAAGGGTTTGCATCTATATTAAGTTCGCCAAATCTAGCGTTAGCCTCTGCTAAAACCGCATTAGCAAATGCCTGACGACGTTCAAAATCAGTTAAACTACTGGCTGTTTTGCCAACTTTTAATGCGTAGGCCTGTGTAGCGTCACCAATTTTTGTAAATAAACCTAATTCGTCTAGCAATTCAGGCTCTAGCTTTGTAATGCCTCGCGTTAGACGACTAATTGCATCAGTCATATCAAGACCAAGTGCTTGTGAAGCTACTTTTGCATACTGACCAATTTCAATAATCTGCTTACTATTAAGTCCAGCAGCGCTTGATCTAGCCACAGTACTTACTGCCTCGCGTAAGCTAATAGCGCCATCAGTAGCTTCTACAAGACGTTTGCTAAGCGATCCAAGCGCAATGCCACTTGCTGCACCTAGTTGATCTAAGCCTTTGATCATGTTTGTAGTATTGGCAGCTTCTTTTAGTGCATTGAAGGCAGCACTAACAGCAAATAAGTTAGCTGCAACTGTTGCGTATACACGAACTAATCCACCAAGACCTTGTGCTTGGTTTGCAAAATCTCTGGCACTTGCTCCGGTGCTACCCATAGATCCACGAGCACGTCCATATTCTGTACCTTCTCCAGGACTTTGGTATTTAGAAGCCACTGGCTTCATTGCTTTCTCTGCCATGCGTGCTGCGCTAGTTAAATTTTGATTTAACTCTTTTGCTTCTGCATTACGTTTCTTAAGTGACCCGGCATTGTCATTTACACTTAGTTCAACGTCTATTCTATTTCCTGCCATAGACTCTCCTTGGCTATTTAATCTGTAGTTAGATTACTATTCCGTACATTATATCACTCTGGGGCTTTGTTGTCAAACCAAAAAATTTTTAGCAATAAAAAACCCGCTAAAGTTTATTTAGCGGGTTCTTGTTTGGGCTTTTGTTTCTTTATTTCTTCAATTCTAACAGAATCAATAGCGTGTACTAATTCTAAATAAAACTTTCTATCTTTGGCTTCAATACCATATGCTTCGAATACTTCAAATATTCCATTGATATTTTTACCTAAATAATTACCGCCAATATACTCCCACTCGTCGCGAAGTATACGGTAAATATTTAGACCAAGTTGAACTTCCGGTGGAAAATCTTCGTATTCAACAGGCATTTCCGACTCAACTGGATCAGAGCCCATGGCTTCGCACAGCTCAAAATACTGTTGCTTGGTCATTCCCACGCTAGCATTTTGCATGTAATTGACCAAACTTTCACGTACTTCTATTAGCTGCTCTTCGAAAAGTTTCCCAAGTCATTAACTCGTTCGCTAATAAAGCTATCAAACTCTGTTGAGTTCTTCATTAGCATAAGTGCATTTTCTTTGCTGTAAGCTAGCTCGTCTTCTTGGTCGTAGCCGCTTACATCAACTGGTACTAACAAGTTAATATATTTGAACTTTAATCCACTCCAGCCTTTGATAGCTGCGTCTACATACAATTCTAAAAATAAGTCTTCATTAAACTCTTCTTGAGTTTGGCGACCTTTAAAAATTGTTTTTGTAGCTTTTTTACGTAAGTTAATTAAACCGTCACGACTTAAGTAATGTAGTTCAATTTCAAATCCTGGAAACCCGCTGAATTCAACGGAAACCGATTTGCTTGGAACTAGTAAAGACTTTAGGCTAATTTCCTGTGCCATGTTTATCCTTGTTTTAATTATTAGAATCTAAAAAATAGGTGCCGGAGATCAACCCGGCACCTGCTGTTAATTGTACAGCTTAAACTGTTGCGTAATATTCGATTGCTGCTTCGTTTGCGGCATCAATATCGAATGCTGTACCTGTAGAACCTTGACCAGTAAAGGTAATTGTTGTAGAAATAACTTGCTCGGTGTTAACAGTTGGAATCTGTAACATAGCAGCAGGTAGTTTAATATCTACACGAGTACTATTTGTACCACCACCCATTTGGATGTTGATTGCATAGTCTGGGTCAATTTCATTAGCGGCATTGGCTAGCAGGCCATTTAGTAATCCGCCGGTGTTTGTAGAACCGCTACGTAAGTATGCAGTTAGTGTACCAGTAACACTACGAGTACCTGTAAAATAGGTAATAGGTAGGTTAACAACACCAAGGTTAGCAGGTGTTAGGTATGTTAGGTTGTTACTGAATGTTATGTTACCACCAGTAATAGGTACTGTGTAATCACTGCCAGTAAAGTCACCAATTGTATCATTTACTTGAAGCGTGGTTAGCTTGTTGGTAATGTACTTGGCTAGTGTATTCTTGCTAGCTGCTGCACCTGTATCGCCTACATCAGTGGCAATATCTGCACCACTTAGTACGACCGGGCTGCTATTGTCTGCTGCAATTGCTAGTTGACGAATTAAGCTACCTTTTCCGCCCCACTGAATGTTGGCGATGGCATCAATACCAAAGTCTAGTGTAGCTGTGTCAAGGGCACAGTTGTCTAGTACATAGGCAAGATCATCAAAAGCGATAATTAAGCCAAAAGCTTGTAGTTGGTGTTTATTAGACTGTGCTAAGCTTAGTGCGGCATTGCCGGCACCATCTGTCCATGCCGCACCTACTGCACCGACTGCAGCTTGACCAGCAAAAGCGTTCCACAAGAAACGTTCTTCTGCAGTTACTGTGCTGCCGTTGTTGTAAGGGCGTAGATACGTAGAGAACGAGAAGTCAAGAGGCTCAAGTGCTGTGTTAAAGCTACGCTGACCACGAGCAGGTGTTGCACCAGCTTCATTTAGTGTAACTGTATCAACAGTAGTATTTTGACTAAACGTTAAGCCTTCAAGAACTTGGATTTCCCAGGTATTGCTTGCTGTAAATGGATAAGTATTGCTATCCTTGTAAGCACCTGCGCGAACACGTCCTTGGCTATCAACGTTTGTAGTAAAGAAAACTCTACTATTACGAATTAAATTAACTGCCATAGTTATTCCTTTTTAGTTAGTAACTTTGAGCATTTTTACTAGATATTTATCTGCGCTAATGCTGCCTGTTATTATAGTGCGTATCGCACTTCTAAGTTTATTTCACCAACTCCGTATGGTGCTAGTAAACCTTCGTCTGTAGTGATACTTTGAATCAGAATTTCTGTTGTTTCTAGGTTAGGATCATCTACATTATACTTTAGTACGCGGTTTGCATCCACACAGGTTTCTATATCTGCTAACAGAGCTTCAAGTTGCTCTTGTGACTCGTCTTCGCTGCGTACATATACCTTTACAGATACATTCAAAAAGCCCCACTTGAAGTCGCCAGGTAAATACTCGCGTTGTTCGTTGCCAGGACTCATATAAATACACGGAAAATCCTGAACTTCATCCCAAAACTTTAGTTTTGGGTAGCTGTTGGAAAATATGTTTGACTGGTAAGCCCCAGTTCCGTCTATTTCTTTAAATTTTTCGCTTAGTGCTTTTACTATACTTGATCGCTTACTCATACT